CACGCGTACACGTTCAGGGTTGTCCCCGAGACGTTGGAGGTAACGTAGTTGGGGTCGGCTCCCGGCGCCACGGAGCCGTCCATCGTGGCCAGGCCAAACGAGAGAGACGCGAAATAGTTGGTCAGTGTGACAGGGGTGGGGTTGCCCCCATCCAGCACTACTGTCCCCGTCAGCAGCCTCAACCCGTTTCCGAAGACCGCATCGCCTGTGATTGCGACATCACCTGCGGCCAATGTTCACCTCCTCTGCCTGAAATGTGCTCAGGCTGCCATCTGCTTCTCGGAGTAGCTTGAGCGGCTGCGCGGCGGGCCTTTCGGGGCGGATCAGGTCTTCCAGCGTGTACATATGCGACCCGATGTGTCCCAGCCTTATCGACGGGTCGAGCCAGACCTTGAATCCCGCGTCCTTGGCCCGCTGAACGAACGCCCAATCTTCCGAGAGATACATATACCCATCCCTCTCCGAGGGGATCACGAACGGCATGTAGAAGGGCCAGAAGGAGGTATCGGCCCCCCGGTCAGTCCATGACTGGTGACACAGGGGAAGTTCAAGTGAGAGCCTCTCGAATACCCTTTTTGTTACTGCTGTGAACCCCCCGGAGACGAAGGGCGTTTCAACCGGCTGCGCGTCCGGGTCGAAGGAGATGCCCTCCCCCGGCGGCAGCATGATCGCCGGTTGCGTGTTGAGCTTTCGGGTCATGTACAGAGCGCCGATAAGGTCATACTCCTGCGCCTTTTCCGCAAGCGAGATGGCGTCCTCCGCCCGGAACCAGATGTCCGAGTCGATGGAGATCATCACGTCCGCATCTGAGCGCAGGAACGTTGACCCGACGATAGACCTTGCCCGGTCTACCGCCGCATCGCCCATTACCGTTCCGTCGGTGAACTCTATTCCCCTCCTGTCCAGCTCACGCCAGAGCAGGCGCATCGACTGTGAAAAGCCGACTTCTTCTACTCGACCGACGATTGACCCGAGAAAGAGCTTCACTAGACGACCGACTCCTTCGGAAGCTGCGCGAACTGGAACACGCCGTAGGCGTTCGCGTCTGCCGTGCCAGCGCCGACGTGCAGCACGTAGCTGCAAGCGTCTATACCGATGACGATGGGCCGTGACTTGCAGGAGTAGATCACCGGGTCCCAGCCGATCTTGCCTGTAGTCGGGTCGGTAACCACGTCCTCGACCGGCGCTCTGCGGGCCAGCTCGACGGTGTTCGGAACCGCTGACTTCGCGGCCACAGTAACGTCTGTGCCAACGACGAAAGTGCCCACCGCAGCCCTGGGGTCATCTCCCCGCATGTTGGCGGGGACGTAGGCGGTGCCACCAGAGGTGTAGCGCACCTTGTCCTTGTCCCACTCCAGCATGATGTCGAGGTTAACTGCCGTGTCTACCATGTCGAAGACGACCTCGAACAAGAGCGGGATCATCGCGTAGCCCACGGTGTTATCGACCACGCCCCAAGCGAGCTGGTCATCAATGCTGGTCGTGGTGTTGACTGGTGCATCCTCGGTGCCGATCTGCACGTGGAAGCCACGTCCATCCATGATGATCTGATCGAAGAAGTTGGTTACCACGAGTTCGCCCCGGCGGTTGAGACGCGCAAAGCGGTCCTGCCCCTCCGAATAGTCCTCGTAACTGTTCTGCCGGACTCTTCCAAGTTCTGCCATTTCGCTTTCCTTTCTTCCCTAGTCAGGCTTCGTGACTCGACCTTCCGGCCTCACTCCGCCCGAACGCTCTAGGGCCTAATCTTGGCGATGTAGGCGGTGATTTCGATGGCCCCCGTGGTGCGGGTGCCCGCCGTGTTCGCCGTGAAGTTCACGTCGATGGTGTCCGCGGCCGTGTACAGGTGCGTCCGGTAGAGGATGTAGCCCCCGCCCGTCGCGCCTATCGCACGAACGAAGTCGCCAGCGGTCGTCTCGTCAATTTCGCCGGCGTCCAGGAACCTGTCTACGTCGCCGCTGTCACCAAGCTCGAAGATCGCATCGGTGCCGCTACCGTTGAAGACGGTAGCCGTCCGGCACAAGATCAGGCCAACGACATCGCCCTCCTCAACGTTGAATACGGCCTCGACGCTGTTCGCCGTGTAGGAATCCGGCGTCCATAACGTCGTCCGCTTCTGCCAGTTCAGGTACGGCATTAGTCCACTCCTTTCAGAGCAGCCCCTGCTGGGGCCAGACACTTGTGGTTTGTGAGGGCTAGCCACGGCCTCTTGTTGTCAGGCCCCGGCTCGAAGCCGCAGGCCAGGCACTTGTACTGCTTGCCCTGCGTCATCGCCGGAACCTCTTCCTCGCCGGACTCCTCAAGAGAAACCTCTGCCTCCGTGCCCGTGACACTCCGCCTGCCCATCCGCGCCGAGTCAAAGTCGATGTCCCACTCCTTGCCGAGAGCGGAAAGGTCAGCGGGGCTGTACTTGTGCTGGGCGTCGATGGCCGACGTTAGGTGCTGCCTGAGCATCGCCGCCGCCTCTGCCGGGTTGGTGGACGAGAAGATTCCCTTCTCGCACTCCGGGCAACCGTAGTTAGTGATCTCGGTTCCCTTGAGTTGCGGAAACGAGACCTCCTTGTACGGAGGCCGAATATGCCAGCGGTAAGCGATGATCTGGTCGATGGGGAATTCCTTCGCCCCATTGAGCTGGAAGATCAGTCGCCACGGCTCCACCGCCGGATTCCAGGGATTGCCCCGAGCGTCCCGCTCCTTCGCCTTCGCCCGTGGCTGGGCGGAGCCGTTGGAGAACTCGCCGTACTTCGAGAGCCGGGTGAACCCCTTGTACTCGTAGTCCGAGCGGTTCGACGGAGTTGTCGATGCCACCACGACCCAGCCGGAGGCGGGAGACCCATCCTCGATTCGACGGTAGTAGCCATGTTTGCCCTTGCCCGGAGGGGCGTGAGCCTCAATCGGCTCAGGATAGAGGGTCGGCGCTTCTTGCGTCATGACCGCACGATCTCCGCGCCGTCGCCCGGCCTGCCGTCACCGATAGACTGCTTGACCACATGCGCCGACTTCGTGATCCCCAGAGTGGGGTGCGACTCGACATACATCTGGCCACGGTCTACCGGAGACGGTGAGAGAAAGGCTTCCCCGAACGTCTCAATCGCAACGTTGACGATCTCCGTTTCAGTCACGGCAACCGGCTCGACAACCGGCTCTTCTTTCTTAGCCATCTTTCTCCTCCTTGACCACGACCTCCGTGAGCACGTTCCTTGCGAGGAAGTTGCCCAGGAGAACGTAGTCGCTATACGGGCTTGTCCCGTTCCGCTCGATCACGTAGGGCAGGACGTAAGACATATCCTGCTCCTGCGCGGCACGTTTCCACGCTTCGTTCTCGATGTGCATGGCCATCTGGTTGAATTCGTAACTCTCCCACGGGCCATGCAACCGCATCTCGCCCATGAACTCGCAGCCGCGCACCCGTTGGCGGTCGATGAACCGCTGCCCCATCTCCTCCACATAGCGGCGGAGTGAACCGGCTTCGAGCGGCAGGTCTCGGACGACAAGCCCGCGACAGGGCTTTCTCGCCACGCAGTCGCAAGAGACAGTCGCATCCTCCTTCGGCATGGTCAAGATGCCGCGTTTCCAGACGAGCGACTTCCCCAGTTCCGGCGTGACGAGAAGCGATGTCATCGGTTAGGACGTGCCCCGCACGAGGACGTTGAAGGCATCGGTCGCCGCCCCGCCGCCTGCCGTAATTGGCGGCTGGAGCGCCTCGGCGTAGCCGTAGATGTGCGTCGAGGTCACGACATCGGAGTCCATGATGATCTCAAACGCGCCACGGGTCCGCAGGTCCTGCGAGCAGTAGTAGACGCCCTCACGGTGGCAGTACCAGTTCTCTGCCTGACCCGCCGCGGGCGCCCGTACCAGCGTGCTCTTGAAGACCGGCACGTTGCCCCAGATGGTGCCGACCTGCTCACGCCCCACTTTCATCGACCCACCCGCACCACCGCCCGTGTAGTCGGCGTTGACGAACTGGTCGATCTTCCGCATGGCGTAGTAGGTCGCCGGACGCACGATGATGAACCGCCCTTCCTCGTCCGCGTTGGCGTCGTCGAGGTACTGGGAGGCCCGCTGCCAGTTGTCGAAGGTCGGCTCAACGCCGAGCGTGCCGACGATCTGGGAGAACGACTGCGGGAGGGTGTGGAGGTTAGTGTCCGCAGCAGCGCCGAGAGCGTACCCCGCCTTGCTGGTGTACTTCCGGCGTTCGTTCGTCTTGGACTGAACCGCTGTGATGTTCTCCACCGCGAACGCCACGACCTGGTGCGTCGAGATCGTGAACGACTGAGACGCCTCGGCGTTGGACGGGCCGATGGCCTCGGGCGTTACGTTCGTGTCCGCCGTCTTCGTGTTCGCCGTTGGGTTGGAGATATAGGAGATGTTCGTAGTGTCGCCGGGACCCCCCTTGAGGTCACTGAGCCCATACTTGCTGGACTCCACTCGGGAAGCCGCGACAACCGTGGCCTCTACCGCATCCCGTGTGTCTGGTGACCAGAGTTCAGGGATGTGACAAGCGGCCTGGGTTACCGTCAGGTTTGCCATTGGTTACTCCTCATTGCGTTAGCGGCTCGATTCCTTTAGCGGCCCATTCGGCCCGCTGTTCGGATGTCGCCGCCGCGTACTGTGCTGGTGTTGGCCGGCCGCCGTCGCCGCCCTTCGGC